CATGCGTCGAGTTGCTCGTGAGACTGAGACAATCGCGCAGCCACATTATGAAGCGTTCGTAGCTGGTGCAGCACAAACAGTATTCACAACAGCATTTAATGTTGATGTTCCTGCATCTGGCAAGGTTGCCGATCAGGTATTCGTCAATGGTATTAAGCAACGCCCAGGTGCGGCAAAACAATATTTAGTTACTTCTCACGCACCTCTCACAGTTACCTTTAATGGTGGTAGTGAGCCCCCAACTGGAGCGGATGTAGAAGTATACGGATTCGGAACAATAGGATAATAGGAGTTAAAAATGGCATTCCAAAAAGCACAAGGATCACAGCTTGACATTCAAGATGTTGCAGATTCAATAGCAGGCACCCCAGGTGCAATTCAATCAATAGCAACTGGAGTTACATCTGATCCAGGTGCAGAAGCAACTTTAGACCTTAACTATCTCCGTAGAGATGGTACAGGAGCTATGACTTCAGATTTAGATATTGGTCTAAACGATATCGTTAATGTCGGAACAGTTGATGGTCGAAGCATTTCAGCAGATGGTGGTGTATTAGACACTCACGTTGGAAACTCTTTAGTCCACTTCACTGAAGGATCTATTGATCACGATAATATCTTAAATGTGGGGGTTAATGACCATAACCAAATTGATGGTCATATAGCTAATGCAACAACCCACTTCACTGAAGCATCTATTGATCACGCTAATATCGCTAATGTTGGTACCAATACTCACGCACAGATTGATACCCATTTAGCAGATGCAACAACGCACTTTACAGCGGCATCTATTGATCATACTGCGATTGCTAATATTGGCTCTAACACTCACGCACAGATTGATACCCATTTAGGTGATGCAACAGTTCATTACACAATGGCAACTATTGATCATACTGCGATTTCTAACATTGGTACTAATACCCATGCTCAGATTGATACTCACATGGCAGATGCAACAACACACCGTGTGATTAATGATGCAGGGACAACAGTAACCGATTTGTGGTCTGCTGATAAAATTACTACTGAATTGGCATTAAAAGCTACAGGTTCAGATTTCTATACTAAATTGGAGTCTGATGGTGCGGCTGGATCTGCTGGTTCTAAAACTGATAAGGTTAATGGTGCAACAGTAGGAAATTTTGCTGGATTAGATGCAGCTGGAAATCTTACAGATAGTGGTTCAGCGGCAGCTACATTTGCTACAGCTGCTCAAGGATTATTGGCTGATACTGCAACTCAACCTGCTGACAATGTTAGCACACTGACAAATGATGCGAATTATCAAGGTCAGGTAGTCCCTGCTTTGGCTAATAACTTCGCCGCATTGAATGCATCAGGTGACATAATTGATGGGAGTTCACAGGCTTCAGACTTCGCTACAGCGGCTCAAGGATTGTTAGCTGATTCTGCTACACAACCTGCTGATAATGTTAGCACACTGACAAATGACGCTTCTTATACAACAGATACTACTGTTGCTGGTAATCATTATACAAAAACTGAAGCAGATGCAACCGGACCTGCTGCAGGAGCTAAAATTGATAAGGTTGCTGGTGTCTCGGGAAATGTCGTTGAATTTGGTGCTTCTAACTCAATCAACGATACGGGTGTTGCAACCAATTCATTAGCCCCATTAGCAAGTCCAGTTTTTACAGGTGTTCCTCAGTTACCATCCTACACCCTTGGTACACTCCCTACAGGAGTTATAGGTGGAGTAATTTATGTATCTGATGCCAACGCTAGTGCTGGTGCAATGGCATTTTACAATGGATCTAACTGGATTGACCCATCTACAGGATCAACAGTAGCTTAATGATCATACTCGTCTGGATCGCGTAATAACGCCTGCAGACGAGAGTTATTTGCTTCAAGAAGATCTTTTAGTTCTTCGATGTATGCGGTTTGTTCAAAATATAATTCTGCCCATACATCGGGAACCATTCTCATACTTCGTTTAACTTCTGCAATGGTTTCATAAGCCATTAGGTTGCATCTCCGGTTTTTCTACCTTCGATGAGTATTTCGTACAATGATTGGAAAAGGTCCATTTCAGCTTCAACTTCTGCGTAGTTGTGCTTATGAACGGTGGCTGCGAGTTTGCGAGAATGTTTAGCTTTTAACTGAAATTCATCTTCAATTGCTTTAGCTACATCATTGATAAAATTACGTTTATCGTCAATGGCTTGTAAAGCTAAAGACATTTCTTGAATCATATCCCCTAGACGCTTTTGATCTTGGGGGGATGATGGAATTACATTCGTATCGACATCTGGCATAAGATTCTCCTTCAGTAATAATGAACGAGAATCTTATCTGTAAAATGTATGCTTGTCAACCTCTTTTGTCATTGTCAGTTTTTTAGCCCATCTTGGACTAACTTCATCATTATGATAATGAGTGGCACCACTTGTAATATCAGGTGGATTGGTCACCATAATACGATAGGCTATCCTTTTAATTTGGGCATAAGTTTCTTGGTCCCGTATTTTATCAGATTTTCCATCTAATGTCCATGAGAATTGGGCAACCCATTTTTTAGTGCGTTTGCTTTTTCGTTTTTCCCAAACCACTTCACATACGGTATTAGGATAATATGGGTGATCAACACGATTCATGGTAACATGGGCAACCGCTTTCTGACCATCGATACCTTCTCCACGAGCTTCATGATAGATATTATCGGCTAAGCATTTGAGTTCCTTTTCAAAATTCCATTCTGCATAGGCAGGAACAGCACAAAAAAATGAGATGAAGAAAAAGCGAATGTTCATGAGATACACGCATTAAGTTGTTGATAATGCGCTCATTGTACCCATTTTCAACTTTATGTCAAGTAGTTTTTAAACCAACTTTTGTAATCCCCTGGAAATTCATCGGGTTGATACAGGAATGGTAGTCTTGTTGCAATGTGAATTCTTGCTTGGGTAAGCTCCCCAGCTTCTACCATAGAGGTTGCATTAATGAAATGCGGAACACTTGGATATATTATTAATGTGCCTCTCTGTGGATGAAAAGAAAAGTTGTGCTGAGGGAATTCTAAATTGCCACCATAGCACTCATAATCAGTATCAAAACCAGCATTAGAGTTGTAATCGCTTAGGAATAAAACTCCTGTTAGATCACGATTTTTGGTTCGCACCCATTGTTTGCGGAGGTAATCGCTGTTTTCACAAATGGGTTCAGGTTCAACACCAATCGCAAAATGTTCAAATTGAATGGTTTCGGTTCCTTGGTAATCGGTCTGATAATATTGCATGATTGCATTTTTGAAGTTCATCAATTGTTCATACACAATCATTTCGGCATCTTCTTTATACCGATACATTTTAATAGGTTTGCCTTCTGTGTCTACATCAGGCGAGTAAATTCCTAAAATGTTTATTATTTCTTCACACACTTTAGGTGATATGAAGTCTTCTATTATATAGAATGGAGATTTTGCAACTGCCATTTTATTCCTCTGTTTCTGGTTCTTTTTCTTCTGTTTCTTCTTCTGTTATTATATCAAATATTTCACCTTCTAAAAGGCTCATTATTTCATCATCTGTCATAGATTCTAAATCAAAACTATCCATATGAACATCTATGGTTTCTTCTTCGGATTTGCTTGGATCAATAAGAAAGCCTGTTTTTTCTAAAACATTCTGACCAACAAGCACTTGGTATTCCATTGATGAGCGATCATTCAAATTGAATTGTGCCTTAGAGATTGGTTTTCCATTAATTTCAATATCAAGTTCAATAACGGGACGATGTTCAGTTCCTCCATCTGAGGTATTAACGGCTTGTTGAGTTACAAGTGGTGCAGTAATGGAATTCCCTGATGCATTATGATTGGTGAATCTAACGGAATCACCTATAACTTCAGGTTTAGTATCAGTATGTAATGAGCTAATTTCTGCGCCTGTATCAACTTTACCTTTTAGTGCTACAACCCCTGAAGGAAGAGTAATCTTCAGTAATACAACATCACCAATTATTTCAGATTGGCTTTCATATAAGACTTTACCTTGTGATGCGGAAACAAACCCTAGATCTTTAGGTGCAATTGTAGAGCCATTAGAACCAAATAAAAACACCATCCATTGACCCATTCCTAGAGATTTTAGTTGTTTTTTATCTGCTGCAGATTGATATATGATATATCCATCTTTCCCTTTCTTCATGATATCAATAATGCCTTTAGTGTATGATTTCAAAAAAGTATATTTCACATCACCAATTTTTAAAATTTCTGGCCAGTTGAGTTTACCTTGTTTGAAGACATTTAATAGTTGACCGGTATTATTGAATGTTTCTTCACTTGTATCATCCATTGGAACATTAGACATGTCTGGTTTTTCAACCCGTGGTCTTTTTCTTTCTAATTCAGCCTTTTGTTCATCGGTTGGATTAGGTGTTCCAAATATTTTTTCAGCATTAGTTTGTGGTCTTAGAAACGGCATAATTTGTGTCCTTTTCGTATTCTTTAATACGTTTTGATAATTCTGTGATGTATTTATGAATGTTTTCCTTGAAGATGAGGGGCATCATGCCATTTTCGACAGACATCATAATAACTATGTTTTCAATTAGTTCCCCAGTTAATTCATACCACATTAATGCATATGCCGTACATTGTAAGTAATAATCCTCAATCATATCTGTAGTTTTGTTGTGATTAGAGGTTTTAAAATCGATAACAGATAATTCCCCATCACATTCGCCAATGCAATCGACTCGTCCTGCTGTATGTAATGTGTGACTCCACATAGCCACTTCTTGATATCGAATATTGTTAATTCTAGTCAATAGCATTTTTAATTGATTGAATTCTTTTACATGAATAGGATCATAATCTTTTATGAAGTCGGTTTCATTATTCAGGAATCTTTCAGCCATTTCATGAACGGCAGTTCCTCGAATTGCGCATCGATTCATTTCAGCATCGGCGGCTTCATCACCTAAACGTTTTCGCCAAGCGACGAGATATGGTTTAACTCTATGTCCTAAAATGGTAGTAATAGACGGATAAGATATACCTTCAGGTGTGGTATAATGTCTAATTCCGTTAGGTTGGGTTTCTGCAAATATTTTTGTTATTATTGGAACATCTTTTTTATGTATTATCATCCTACCCTTATACAGGATTTATGAATGCTTGTCAAGATCATTTGCCATAACAATATCACTTAAATGTTTATAAACTTGATCTCGTGCATCAAATTCATCCATTCCTCTAGCAACCATTTGATCTATTGTTGCAGCAATTGCATTTTCAATGTTAGCAAATCCGGATGCTTTATGTTGCTGTTGTTGATGCATATCACGTTTTCTTCTAGCGGCATCGAAATCTGCAACATTTTCATTTATATAATCGGTAAATTTCATTTTCCTGATAACCTTTTATTCATTCTAGCGATTAATTTTGAAATAGACTTTCTTTTTGTAAGACTAGATTTGCGTTGAATTATTCCTTTTTTAGAGCGCATTACTTTTCGTCCACGACGAATCCTAGCTGGATCTTTTCGTTGTGCGCATGATTGTGGAGAGGCAACAATCTTGCCCTTTTTTCTTCCACTTGTGCAGCGATACTTGCGTCTAATCTCATTGCCTACACGCTTAAATCTAATTTTAGCGCCTTCTTCTAGGTCAACAACATCAAGGATTTCATCTAATTTCATTGCATTCCCTGTTCTTCTTTCTTTTTTCGCAATTCAAATTGAGCACGTTTTTGTGCAGCTATAGCCTCTTGACGCTCTATGTTCTTTTGTTCAGTACTAGCGTTTGGATCTTTCTTAGCCATATCTGCTTCTGCTCTTTGCTTTTGAGCTTGTTTTCTATGCGCCACTTTAGGGTTGGTTTTATATTCCCTTTGTTGACGTATTCTATCTTGAGGGGTCATTTCAGGGTCATGATATTCTATTAGGTAATCTTTGAAAGTCATCATTGTAATATTCCTTAGCCGTTAGCTCTTAGTCTGCGCATCAATTCATCTGCAAGATGTTGAACAGAGATTGATTGTCTTCCTGATTCTGCATTATTATCACGAATTCTTTCTAATGAGCGAACACGTCTGCTTAAAGATGGTCCACCTAATCTTCCATTATCTTCTTCTTCTTCCTCTTCATCACCCATCATGCCTGCAGCATCGCTTTTGGATAATTCTTTTTCAGCATTTGATGCTTGAGAATGTTTCCATTTTGCCATTCTAGCTAACTTGTCAGTTTCATCTTTTTGTGCTTTCTGCTCTTTTTCATGAGCTTCCATATCTAAAACTTGTTCTTCTTGTTTAACTTTAGCGGAAGCGCTATTAGCTTGTGCTTCTGCTGTGCGAGCTTCAGCTTCTTTAGCGCGAGCTTCAGATTCAGCTTTACGGGCTTCAGCATCAGATTTCATCATATCGATAACTTGTTGTAATGTGGATTCTGCACCACCTTCAGCTTCCATATCCATTTCATCTTCGCCGTCAATGTCGCCTAGTTCGTCGCCACCCTCAAGGTCACCCATTTCGCCGCCTAGTTCATCGCCGCCTTCTGGTGGCATTTCGCCTCCCATTTCGCCGCCACCCATGCCACCACCAGCAGGAGGTTGTGTTGCTTCTTCCTCTTCATCACCTTCAATCTGTGGCCATTCGACATCTACGATGTCGAAATTGTCTTTGAGTTTGAATAGAACTTCTGCAATTTCAGCTGAGTTAGCTTTATCGTCATCATCCTCGTCATCTTCTTCACCTGCTAACATTGAAGCAAGTGCTGATTCGAATTCATCGGCTTGTTCTGCACGGACGTATACTTTTACAACATTGCCTTCTTCATCTTCCATACCAAATGGAACTGTATCATCCTCATTATCAACCTGCTTTTCAGCATCTTTTAATTTAGAAATAACATCTGCAGGGTCAAAAGATGATTCTTCGCTTTGACCTTTTAGGCTATCACCACCCTGTTGATCCATCATTTCACCGATAACACGCCAATTAAAATTAGATTTGGGTGATTTAATTGTTGTAGGATCAAAGCGATAAGCATCATTAAGCTTGCGCTTTTTCTTTCCATTACGGGTAATAAGTGGACCAGGAGCGAATGCACCACCACCGATATCGCCAGCAACTGTGACGCCACCTGTGGCTTCTTCTTTCATAAGACTTTGCAAAAATTCCATTATATGGTTCTCCGATACATTTTAGGGTATTTATATGTAATGGGAAAATTACATATAAAATAGTATATTGAGGTATTTATTAAATAAATTAGGGGGATGAGGGGGATAACTGCCCCCGTAGGGACAGTTATTTTAATGCGATTAAGCGATTGGATCGTCTGCACGCAATTCTTCGCCAGCAACTGCGGGTTCAACAGTGCCGTCACCGGAACTATTTTCAACACTAGCTTCCGCTTCTTCCTGCTCTTTACGAACTTGAAGAATAATGCGACGAGAAAGGTCGTTTTTGGCTGCACGAACCATCATTAAATCATCAGACACGTCTGCTTCACGCTGATTCCAACCATTGAAAACTTCGACCATTTCCTGAACTACGTCAGACATTGCATCAACTGCATAAGGTACATCATCGATATTGAGAACTTTTACTGCTTCTACTTCTTTAGCCATTTTTTGTATACTCCTATTAGCTTATTGTTATTTTGTAGTTTTATTTATCTGGATTGAATTTAGCCTTGCGTTGAGGTCATGAAATCCAGCAATTCATTACCTAAAAGGTTTTTAGAAGCATCAGGTGGTTTATCAGGCGTATTATTTGTTTGATTGAAAAATAGCCCTTGTTCACCTTCTTCATCTAAAATTCTAAGGTATTTTGCATCCCATCTGAATGGGAGCATTTTACCCACACCATCACTGTTACGAGTCTTCTGTAAACGGAATTCACATCGACCTTGCGCCCTCATGATGTCATCCAACATGATAGAAAAATATATGTCAGATTCGTTAATTTTGCTAATACCACCAGCAATATGACTGTGATTGTGACTTGTAGCATTGATAGCCTCACGATTTAACTGAGAAGCTGTTAATATTGCCATGTTATAGTCAACACCAATATCTCTTAGCTGTTCGGTACAATACTTATCTTTACTCCACACATCAGACGCATTAATAGTCTGATTTGGGTCCATTTTATCCACATAATCCAAGACTAAAACGTCAGGCATGGTTTTATGGAATAGATAGAATTCTTTTAGATATCCTCGTATTTTATTAGCAGTTGTTCCTGATTTCATTTGAACGATATCAAGGGTACCCATATTGGGTTGATCTGCTGCTCTATGAAGACCTGTAACGATTTCTTCTATATTTTCTTCCCAATTCTTTCTACTGATACCTGTAAACATGGTATCAAAACGTTGTGCTACAATATCTTCTGATAATTCTAATGAGATATAAAGCACACTAAGTCCATTTGCCATAGCATTAAATGCTAAATTGGACAGGGTGATTGATTTGCCTCCACCAGAATTAGCGGAGAGGAGTAATAGTTCTTTTCTTGAATAACCACCGAACAATGCTTCATCAAGCAATTTTAGACCTGTAGATATAACAGGTGTATGTTCTTTCATTCGTTGAAGTCGAGCTTCGGGGTCATCAAAGTATCGTAATCCTAGTTCACGATGTAGTGAAATGAGGATAGCTTCGTGTACTCTTTCTTGTAATTTTGCGCCATCGCCCTTTTGAATATCTTCAAGGGAATCCATGACTGCTAGTTTTAATGCTTCTTGCTGACAGAACTTTTCTATTTCATCACATGTATATTTTATTTGATCCAGTTGTATTGGCGTTTCTACTAATTCGATACCTGTTTCTGCTTTTATAGCATCAGCTTTAGGTGTTGTATCATATTTGTCATAGTATTCTTTAATGAATGTAACGGTTCTTGTATATTCTGGGCTAAAATATTTACTTTCAACGATACTTTGACAAATTGCGTAGGTATCAGGAGATGATATTAGATTCTGAATCATCAGCTTTTGTTTTTCTGAATTCATACTTATTATTATTGTCCTTCTTCTTATTATTAAGAAGAGGATTATAGACGAATTAAATTACTTGTCAACTATCAATATTAAATATAGCTGGAAAAACATTATTGACAATATCTGTAGTGGCGTAAAATTCACCATTATTATAGAAAAACCCAAAAGGATTTTCGGTGGAACTAACTGATTTCACATCAATATATTGATTTGTGATCTTATCTACAATATCGTATGGGTCTGATGCCAGCAATATTAGTATTTCACCATCATCTATATCACGAACAGAACTTCCGCTTTCTCCTGGTTCAGGGTCAACCCCTATAAATTGAAAGGTAGAACCGGTATCAATTGTTCCAGATGTGAAATTGGGTGTTAATGCATTATATGATCTGACAGTATATGGTTGTCTATTAGACTTAACATTAACCACAATTCTATCGTAGTCAGAACCTCTCCACGGAGAGTTTAAAGATGGTTGGTCGTCTGCGCTATATGCTTCCTCGATAATCGCTCCAGAGGTCGCATTAAAGGACATGACGACAGATATCACTTCCGATGATAGGTCAGGATTGGATAATGCTGGATTAATCCTTGTGGCAATGGTGATTTCCCCATTATTAGAAATTCTAATAGGCTCATCAACTGTTTCTATAATTCTAGATTTAGGTCTTAGCAGGTCTGGATCTGATTGTTTAGATATTAGTTGAGCTTTACCGGACCAGGGACGATCAAATATTAGTTTGGTAATGTTATCATCGATAGCGATGACATCTGTTGGTATAATTTCTTCTTGGTTATCGGGATTATCTTGTAGAGGTCTATCTACAAGAACAACAACGGTAGGGATTATCCCCATATTATGTTCGATTATCCATTCTTGTCTTTCTATGCTTTGTTGATGATCGTGAAGGATTTTTCTTTGTTTCCAATCATCAAGACCTACAACGGGGTCAGGAATGTTTCCTCGAACATAATCTGGGTATAAATCGGTTTGGTAAAGTGATCCACGACAACCATGCGTAATTACACATCTACCAACAGTTTCTAAACCATTGATATTCCTAGATAATTCTATACTTCTTTTGCATGTATCGCATTGGTAGACCACTATAGACATTTAAACTTTAATTCCTCCTGATGCTCCAGCTAGAGCGATTCCTGTTGTTTGTTGTAAGTATCCATCTGATAATTGTTTAGGAAGATCACCGACAGGTATACCAACAACATCTTCTACGCTGATTTGGATATCCATATCAGGCGCACCCATAAGCCACGGGATCATAGCGATTCCCACTTGACCACTTTGCACTTGTTGAGCCATTAATACTCGTGGACTTGCTAATGTCAACATATCGCCATCTTGTTTGACAACTTTAGCTATAATTTCTTCCCCGGTATTCATTTTGAACAATTTGATTTCATTCATTTATTTTTTCCTCATCTATATTTATGTGTTATCTTTGAATATTTTATTCTCATTTACATGCCTATATACAAATGGTAATAAAACTGGTACTTGGACAGTTTGTCCTAAAACTGGTGGGAGAGCGTCTTGATTGATTACAGAGAACTCATAAACTAGTTTATTGATAACCGGTCTGCTTACACTCATATCATTGTATAGGCGTATAACCGCTTCTATAGTATCACCTGGACGAGCAAAAGTATAGGGGAAAAGTTTATATTGTATATTTCCCATTTGCTTAACAGGTTTTTCTATAACCTTTTCAACGACTTCTGGAATATCTACTGGTTCGGGTTCTGGCTCAGGCTCAGGTTCAATAATTGTAGGTGGTTCTTCAAAAACAGGTTCGGGTTCTGGCTCAGGCTCAGGTTCAATTGCTGGTGGTGTAAGAACTTGTGGGGCTGGAATCTCCTCTTTTAGAACTAAAGAATCATGTTTTTTGAAGAAAGGGGGTAGAATTGGAACATATATGGTATCACCATCATTATATGTAGGGTTAGTATCACTTAACTCATCACAGAGTTTATCGATGATTCCTCCTGGGAAATGGGGATTATTTGCTTCACCAATTATAGTTCTGATGTCTGAACCATCATATACCTGTGGTAAATACTTATATTCTATAGCCATTATTCTAATTCCTTTACTTGTTTTATTAATTGGGAATAATCATCCACCGTTTCTTTTTTAATTCCATAAAAGTATGGTATATTATATATGATGATTTCAGAACCGGATTGTATGCCTTCAACGAGGTTATCAGAAGTATAATTAAATTTCAACAATTCGGTTATTATATTTTTGCCTTCTTCTTTACCAAGTTGTTCTAAAATGGCATCAAATGCATTTTTATAGTTGGTGCTGGAATTTTCAACTTCTTTTGAGTACATATATTGGAAACCATCTATTGGAAAGATGTAAAAAGGTTCCAAATCTGGATTATCAGATTCTTTAAATGTTAAATTGCCATTAGCAAAAATGGATCGTTCACGAAGATTTTCTAGCTCTTGAGTGAAAGCTTCATTGAACATTTTGGTGAATTTGTCACCTTTTCGTTTACGAACCTTTATTTTATGGAAGTCTCCATAGCTATTAGAAAGGTTCTTAAGTATAGGATTCCCTTCAGAAAGTTCAATAAAATCTGTACATCTTTCCGCAATAATGCTGAGTTCTTCACGAGAATCTTCGGGTTGGATTATATCTTCAATACGCATATCTCTATTTACACTTTTTTGATTGGGGATGTGGAATAAATACACAGATATTCCCATACCGGAGAAATTATTAATGAAACATTATGGAATCGATAACGCAGAAGGCGGCAGCATTAAGAACCTCACAGCACCTAGTGGAACTACTTTTCCGTCAGGAACAGAGAATGAAGGGGAGTTATTTTTCAGAACTGATCAAAGTAAGCTGTATGTCTATGATGGTAGTACATGGGTAGATACTACCGCAGCAGGTGGAGGCATTACTTATCCCCTTTTAGGAACGGATGGAACTAGTTCTGCACCAACATATTCATTTGCAAATAATACAGATGTTGGAATGTATTATACGACAAATGCAATGAATTTTGTTATCAATTCAACATTAAAACTTACCATTAGTAATTCTCAAATCTTAACATCTTCACAAATTAAATCAACATATAGTGATAATTTTAGTGGAGCTTTACAATTACCAGAACAGGATAATGGATCATTTTCTAACCCACCTGCAAGCTCAGGATGGGTTTATGTAAAAAATGATGGAACACTTCATTTTAAAAATAGCTCAGGAACAGATACAGATTTAACTGATAGTGGAATATCAGCTGTTGTAGATGATAATAACCCACAACTTGGTGCAAATCTGGATACCAATGGAAATGACATTTTGG